ACTTTCGATTAGGGATATCATGGCCGCTACCGGCCTCTCTAAGGGCAAGGTTGAGAGGGACGTCCGCGCGGCGCGGATAATCGCCACGCTTCCAAAGGTGGATCCTGTAACTGCGGTTAAGGCGTGCAATATCGCTACCGCGGCGCAGGTCACCAAGGCCACCAAGGACGCTAAGGCGGCGGGTAAGGAACTTGGTGAATTGGTCAAGAAGGACAACGCCAAGAAGCGTGCTGCGCGTCCGAAAGATGATCCCAAGGCCCCGAAAGCACCGAAGGCCCCCGCTACCGTTGCCGACATGCTCAAGGCATACGGGGCTCTAGGACGAGGCCTCGTCAAGGCACGTGAGGACGGAAGAATGACCGACACCGAACACGCGCGAGCCGTCAAGGACGCCGATTACATTCTCACCATGCTAAAGGGTGCGAAAGTCAAGGCAGCCTAGTCCCAACCTTGGGACACCAAGGGCCCTCACCCCGCAAGGGGTGGGGGCCTTTGGCATGTCCGGCCAACCCGCAACGGCTCGGCGGCCTATCGGCCGCACTCGCACCGTCTGAGAGTTATGTCTCGGGACGGAACGTCACAGGGGTATTGCCGTACCGCACCAGCCGCCGCTATTGCATGGACGCACCGCGAAAACTCCCGAGCACATATGCTTGACATAGGACTAGACATACGATAGTATGTACCTAGTGGCACACCCGTACCACAACGACCGTCCCAACCTTGGGACACTAGGGAGGAAGAAATGGACATCATATGTCCGAAATGCGCAGAGCCGTGGGACAACGACAGTATCCACGAAGAAGTAGAAAACCGGCGGCACGAAGGCGACACAACCGCTGACTACTACAAGATAGCCGCAGAGTTCCGGCACAAGGGCTGCCAGACGTTCACCTACGCATGGGACGGTGACTGCGCTAATCAACTGACCGACCGCCAAGCGTTACGCGCTCAACTCGCCGGTGTCGCCTACGACATGCTCGGGGACGACATGGACGGCGCAGCGTCACTCCTTGACGACTACTTCTGGGCACACAAACTCTAACCGTTCACGGGCGGCCCCTTCGGGGGCTGCCCCAACCTTGGGATAGGAGACAACATGCTAGAGCGCACCGAGTACCTAGCGGGGCCAAGGCTTCCGCAGTACCGCCACCGTCACGAGTGCGCCAACTGTGAGCCCATAGGGAAAATCAGGAGGCACACATTGGAACTTGTGGGCGGCGAACTCATATCAGAAATATCGTGGGTTGATTGCTACGTCTGCGTCCGACCGTTCTGGGCCTCAGACGCAGGCGTAACCGTTGTTGCTCGCTTCGGTGAGGACGGCGACTACCACAGCAGAAACCTGACCGAACACCCTGAGCCATGCACAGGTGACCCCATGCTGGCCTGGTGCATACAACTACTCGCCATGAGGAACGGCCAACCCGCGCCGACAAACCAATAAGTACGAACCGCAACGAGCGTCCCAACCTTGGGACAAAGGAGGTAACACCATGAGAAAGTTCACCTACGAGGACGTAGTGCTCTCGCTGAAGGAAATCATCAGCGGGAACGAGGACTACGTTTACGAGCAAACCCCGCCGTTTGAGCCGAACGGCGAGCCGCAATGCTCATACTTCGACTACGAGGGGCGACCCTCATGCCTAGTCGGGCATTTCTTCGCCAGGGAAGGCTTGCTGACCGCTGACGCTCCCCTACGGGCAATGCTGGAAGGCGACAACGCTACCCAAGCAATCAGTTTGATGAGGGAGCGTGGAATAGCCTTGTTTACAGACGAGGCGGCGAACGTCCTGTGGAGAGTGCAAATGCACCAAGACGAGGGGAAGCCGTGGGGCTACTCCCTGGAAGGGGCTATCTTGGAAGGCAACTACCATGATTGACCTCTACGCCACACACCCAAGCGGCGGTATCTACGAGGTGTTCCTCAACGGCCAATACAGCACCACTCTAATCGGTGAAGAAATCGGGGAGTGGGTGCGTGACTACACGTATTGGGGCTTCGATATCACCATGCACCGCTTCGCGCCAAGGGTGCGGCGGTGACCCTCTGGACGGTTCTCTCTGGCCTGCAAGCGTGGGCCAGGGAGAACCCACACCCATACACGGTTATCCGTCCCAACCTTGGGACATGCGACCTCTGTGGGCGCACCCGCGCCTACAAACATGTAAGTACGGAACGCGACAACGGGAGTAATGATGGAAACTGAAGTTATTTACGCTGATGGGTCAATGTCCACGTTCCATGAGGGCGGCGGGTCAAGCCATGATGGGGGGCTCGCTATTGACCGATTGCGGTTGATTACTGCTCACCGCGCCTTGGACATTTACATCAGAAGCAACGGCGCTATGGAACTGACCCGTGGTGGTGCTGCCGCTGCGATCCGTAACGTGATTGCCCCGATCACGGGTAAGAAATACAAGCGCAGCATGAAGGGCAAGCGTGAGGCTCTGGAGGATTGTCTTGCGCTTATTGCTCAGATCGAACAGCAGACCGTCATCGTTGATACTGAAGAATAGGTATTGACATAAGGCGGTACATACGATAGAGTTGCACTTGACGGTGGGGGTTGTCACTAATCCCCCTAGTAGCCCCCACCGTCCCAACATTGGGACACCAACGGAGAAAGCAGGTAAACAAATGATTGCTACAACAATCACCGGACGCACGATCATGTCCGAGTGCTGCTACGCACCTAGCCGCTGGCTTGACTGCGCCGAGTGCGAGGAAACGGGCGAGACTTGCCAACTCGTCGTATGTACCAACTGCGGCGGTGACGTAACCGAAACCCCCTGCACCGAAACCCTCTAACCGTCCCAACATTGGGACACAGCAAAGGAGACACGCAACATGGACGATCACGACCGCACAGTCCGCGACATCGGACTCATATGGGACAACGACCGCGCAACACACATATTCATCAACGAGTGCGTACGCACCTCAGACTCATGGCAAATGTTGTCCTCCAAGTTACAGAAGTTCTACAACGACGCTATCGAACGAGCACTCAAAGAGGTTCCCGAGTCTTGGATCGGTCACCAACTCATTAGTCAGCAAGTGGACTACCACTCACGCGATGTGTTCGATGACCTCGCTCGCGGCTATTGGAACGATGCGTGGGAGTCGTGCATACATGACCTCACTCACGTAAAAGAGTGAGTCATGGAACACGTACCCACCCCAAGCAGTCACCTGGAACCCAAGGAATACCCGTACTGCGACAACTGCGACGAGTTTGAGGACGAGTGCCGTTGCGATGTTGGCTATCAAGAAGAAAGAGAGTGGTGAAATGCCTTTATTCCTGCACAGCCAAGAAGAAGAAAACCACCTCAACTTTCCGCTGGACGAGAGTTGCGATTGTGACGGCTGCTGCCCAAACGGTCATTGTGACTGCCTTGGGTGCGACGAGCCGTGCGATTGTGAAGATGAAGATGTCCCAACCTTGGGACACGAACTCAGCGATGTTGAGGCTGACGCTGACACGCTCGCTAGTGCCGGTTGGGGTACTGACGAGGACTACGGGTACTACGACACCAGCGACTACTAACCCGCGCTGGCTAACTTATAACTACGAGCCGTCCCAATGTTGGGACAAAGGAGGAACCGTGAGCCGCTGCCGTGATTGCAAGGCACTTATCCAATACGAGTGGGATTTGTGCGAGGACTGCCACGCCGAATGGATCGGCTGGCTTCAGAAGCGAGATAAGGAGACAGTATGACGTACTATCACGTAACCGGAACAGTAGAAATCGTCATCGAAGCAGACAGCCCCGAGGAAGCGTTATCGAAGGCTAACGAGTGGTACGAAAAGCGAGTGTTTGACTTCCGTGACTTGGAGGTAAGTTGATGTACCTCTACAACGTTGAGTTCGCTGGCGAGCATTTCTGGGTCGGCACGACAGTCGAAGCGGAAACCGAAGATAACGCTATTGAGATTGCCCGTGACCAGATACACCAAGAGTCACAAATCCAATGGCACATCTTGTCCACCCTGCCCCACGTTGAGGCTGACTATCAGGGAGTTTCGCTGTGAACCCGCCGGTCATGGATTATTACGCGGGAGCACACGACGCTCTCTACGAGTCAATGCGAGAAATACGGGCCTGCGCGTGGCTGACACCACCGAAACACCTAAACCGTAACGATTACCGCAGCGAGTTTGAGTTCGCTATTGCTTGTGCGGTTGATGCGGTTCGGGTTCTGAAGGAGCATTACGATTACGCTTCCGAGCACGATCGCACTCTCTACACCGACGCTTCCCATCCGACCCCATGATGAGGTTGTCTCCCTCGTAGGGGTGTCCCTTGGGGCAGGCTGTCCTGCTGCGACCGTAATGCCGTTGTCTCTTGGTGTTCTCGCTCGCGGTAACCGCCTCTAGGTGTGCGGGATTGACGCACCTACGGTGGGGACAGTCTGCCCCGCCTGGACAGTCGGTGTCGTCGGTGTGGCACTTGTGGTCTACCTGCAAGCCGTCCGGTATCGGACCCTTGTGGGCCGTGTATGACCACTTGTGCGCCATGTGGCGAGGCTCGCCTGGGGCTGGCTGGAAGTGTCCGTAACCGTCCTTGGTTCCTGATCCTTGCCATAGCCAACAGCCGTTATCGCTGTGCTTGATCTGTCGCTGGAAGCGTGCAAGTTGCGCTCTGTTCATGGAAGGAGGTTAGCCTATTGACATAACAACATAGACAAGGTATAGTTGGAACAACACAGAAAGGAGATAGCCTTGACTGAGGGTATCTACGACATCACGCCTCATCTTCCCGAACCGGAAATGACGCTGGACGAGGCGTTCGCAATAGCACGTTCCTACGACTCAAATGTCCCAACATTGGGACAAGACACAGAAAGCGAGTAACAGCATGACGGAGACAACCGCAACCACAGAAACAACCGCACAGCCAATCCTCGCCATGGAGGTCGGCACATACGTCGAGTTCACAGACACCGCACTAGAAGGCATTGACAACCCCGAAATGTGGAGAGGCAAGATCGGAGTCATTGACTCTTACAGCAGCGACAAGTCAGAGGTCTGGGTCGAAATCCTCAACCACAGTTTCGACTCATACGGTCGGGCCAAGTTCTTCAAGCCAAGTGATCTTGTTGTCCACCCAGATCAGGCAGCCGCAAAGAATATGCGTCAGTTGTTAGCGTGGGAGGCTCGCTACCACCATCAGCGGACGATCATTCGTCAGAAGGCAAGCGACGTAGAGGCACTCACGGACGCAATCACCGAAGCCGTTGAGGACGCAGGGTACTGCGGTGAGTACGAGAAGATCGTTGATGAAGTGAACAGCAGAATGAGCAACGCTGGACGCGACATCGCCCTCAAGCACCGCATGGAAGAGTTTGAGATTGACGTTCGCGTGCAGGGCACGATGTATGCGTACACGACCGTCACGGTTCAGGCTCGGACAGAGGACGACGCTCGGAACATGTTGGAAGATGATCCCGACTCGTACTTTGACCCTGACGACCTTCTCACCGATCAGGCCCGTAACGACTGCTTTGGTGACGTAGACGTAGAACTCCAATAGTGACCACCCTCCCCCTCTGTGGTCTGTCCAGGGGGGGAGGGTTTCACATTATGGAACAGGATTTGTTCCACCCCATTCCGTGATAGGGTTCCGTAATACCAAGCCGTCCCAAGGTTGGGACAAGTTAGGAGACACATGCAGTTCGTAGACCCGCCCCAGAAGAAATGGCGGCAGCGGTCACCACATTGGGAGAATGTCGTACAAGAACTCAAAGCCAACCCCGAAGAGTGGGGACTCGCTGGCACATACTCACCAGGAGTAGCCACGCACTTACGGCAGGGCAAGTACCCGTCATTCATTCCCGACGGGACCGCTGACCCCCGCCGTTACATGGAAGAGCATTGGGAAGTAACCACACGCAAGTCTGGTAACCGGTGCGACGTTTACATCCGATGGATCGGTGGCCGTGAAGCGTAGCGACAAAGGTAAGAAGGTCGCTCGTTACATCACAGGCCAAGCAGGGATACCTTTCCTGCGGTTTGAGGGCATCACAAGCACCATCGAAGCCCCAAGCCCGTACAGCATTGACGTTGTTACCGACGCTAAATGGTGGCGTTTCGGTGAGAAGGTCGCTGCAACAAATGAAGTAACAGGAATACCGTTCGTTGTTCGATATGACGCTTACATCAAATCTGTTGATGAGGCTGTCGTCGGCTGCAACCTGCGGACATTCACAGAACTACTAACCAAGTATCACAACTAAGGAGTAACAAAATGCCTTTACCTTCCGTAACAGGAGAGTTCGGTGTCGTTGGTAACCCTGAACTGCGGTTCAGCAACAGCGGCAAAGCATGGATCAAGATACGCGGCGTAGCAAAGAGCCGTAAGCGTGGAGCCAACGGTGAATACACCGACGGTGACTCCACATTCATTGACATCATCGCTTTCGATCACCTAGCGACCAACCTGACAGAGCAGAACCTCGCCGCAGGAGACAGTATCACCGTCACCGGTCGCCTCGCCATGCGTGAATGGGAACACGAGGGACAGAAGCGCACCTCGTACCAGATAACCGCTGAAACCGTCGGCATGAGCCTGCGGTGGAAGCACTACGGCTCCGGCTCGTCATCTTCCATGAGCGTTGATGATGTCAAGGCTTCCCTGGGCGCAGAGCAACTAGAGGACGTACCGTTCTAATGTCCCAAGGTTGGGACAGCCAACTCGCGCCGGTTGTGGCATGTACGTCACGCACCTTGCGCTAAGCGGCGCGTCCCAATAAAGTAGTTCCCCCAGGTGGGAGATTGGTGACCACCTGGGGGAGTAGCCCAGCGAGGTAGCCGCTGGTAGATCAGATTGTATCTGCCTGTGTCTATCTCCTCAATGCGAGGAGGTAACAGTTGAGCATCAAAGTCATGTCGTGGGTGTGGGACAAGTCGCCATACGACGGCAAGGTTCTACTCATGCACTTGGCGTTAGCCGATTACGCTAACGACGACGGCATATGTTGGCCTAGTCAATCATCACTAGCAAGAAAGGCCCGTTGCACCATCCGTTATGTGCGTGACGGAATACAGCGCATGAAGGACGACGGGTACTTGGAGGTAGTAGTTGAGTCCGACGGAATACACACAAATCGGTACAAACTACTAGGGGGGAACTCAGTTCCGGTGCGGAACACAGAAGCAGTAGGGGAGGAACTGGACGACACTAAGGGAGGAAATCCTCTGCCTAAGAACCGTCAAGAACCATCAAGAACCTATAAGTGTCCATACTGCCGATCAACGAAACAGAAGCATTACTGCTCAGCGATGAACATGAGGATGGGATGATGGAAGCACAAGACGGTGCTCTGTACACAGCGATGTGGGGCGGGGCCAAGGAAGTGTTCAGTCTTGTCGGTGTTGAGGACTTTGATCCTGGTGACCGGCAGCGACTAGCCGAAATCATTGAGCGTGGCTTGCTGGAGCAAGACCCAGCGGACCTGAGCCAATACTGCTACGACGAGGCGTTACGCCTTGGTAGCCCTTCTCACGTGTTCGTGGCGCAGATAATGACCGGTGGCTTCACAGCCAGCCCGAAGTATTACGCAGAGAAGGTCAGGCAGGAGTCAGCCAAGCGGTACGCCGTTGAGGTTCTGACTCGTGGCTTGAGCCGACTCAACTCAAACGAGTCCATCCCTGACGACATCGCTATGGAAGTCAGGGCAGAACTTGAGGCCATGCCGCAGCCAGGGAACATCGAAGATGACACCTGGACGCTTGCCGACATCATGGGCCTGGAAGTACCGGAGGACACGTTCACTATCCCGAAGATGCTCCGCAAGAACGAGCGCCTAGTCCTCACCGGTAAGGAGGGCGGCGGCAAGAGCGTGTTTGTGTACCAGATTCTCACGGGTGCAGCGTTTGGAGTGGATACGTTCACGACGGACAGGTACGAGCCTAAGCGGGTGTTGTTCCTTGACGTTGAGAACAACGAGTTCCAAGCCAAGAACAACCTGGACAAGATCGTGCCGACACTCAGAGATATCGCTCCTGATGTGCAACCGGAGTGGCGGTCCATGAAACGCCGCGTCGTAAACCTGCTGGAGACACGGGACAAGTCCGATGTGATCCGCAGGATCATGCACTACGCGCCAGACATCCTGTACATGGGCACGGCGTACAAACTCACGGATGTCACCGATGAGACGCACAGGGCTGTCCGTGCGATCCAAGGTGTCGTGGACAAGATACGTTCAGAGTTGGAGTGCAGCGTCATCATCGAACACCACGCCGGTCACGGGACCATGAACGACCGCAACAACATGCGCCCAGAGGGATCGTCGTATTGGCTGCGGTGGCCTGACTTTGGCTACGGCATGATGCCGCTACAAACCGATGGGCCAAGGCTCATGCGGTTCACAGCATGGCGCGGTGACCGCGCTACCGACAGGGAGTTCCCCGTCGCCGTCAAGCAGGGACCGGCGTTGCCGTGGGTTCCCGTGTACGCGGACGAGTGGGAGGTTCTTTACTCAGATCGGTACGACAAGTAGGTGTCCCAACGTTGGGACAGGAAGGGAGTCATGTACGAGACAACAGAACAGTATTGCGACTTTCACGAGTCGTGGAACACAGACGAGCACCCGTGCCCATGCCTGGCTCTTTGGAAACAAGATCAAGAGCAGGCGTGGCGGGAAATCGCTGAGGATATGGCGTTTGAGTCATGGCGTGAGGAGTGCCGATGAGAAGGTGTGGATGGTGTTGCACCGGTCATCACGACTCGTGTAAGCCGTATGTGATTGGACCCATCGGGCAAATCTGGTGGTGTGAATGTGATTGCGTAAGCAAAGAAGAAAGGGAGAAACAACATGCACAGCGAGCAAAAGATGAAAGTGAACAACGAGCAGCAGCCGACGCTCTGGAGCCAACCCCAAAACGGAGACGCAGGCGGCGCAAGTCTCCCGTATAACGGGACTAGCGGCTGGTCAGGCACGGATACGAGCAAGGAGCGTGCTATCACCGCTGATACCACGGGTGAAACAAGCAAGAGGCAGCAACAGGTGATCGAATATCTGTACAAGGCGCACAAGGACGGCCTGACATGGAGAGGGTTATCTAACCTCACCGGCTGGCATCACGGTCAAGCGAGCGGAGTTCTTAGCGTTCTGCACAAAGAAGGTAGGATCGCTCGTCTGGTAAAGCGGCGTGACCGATGCCGCATATACGTTCACTTAGATCACGTGGGAGGCCGTGAGACAGATAGTCAAGGTCGAAAGCACAAGTGCCCTGAGTGTGGTCACAAGTTCTAGGAGGACTGATGATTACCGCAGCAGTACTCGCAGGAGCCATTGCCCTGACCCCAGGGACAGCACACCCAGCGGACATGCAAGCCGCACACGATATGCGTGGCTTTGAGCCGTCCCTCTATCAAGGGAAGTGGTACAGCAAGAAGTGGGAGCGTAACCGCAAGTGCATTATGAAACGCGAGTCCCGCTTCAACTATCGTGCAGCGAACAAGCGTTCATCAGCGAGAGGCGCGTATCAGTTCCTAGACTCTCAATGGCGCGTGTCGCTAACGCATATGCTCATGCCAGAGCATAAAGATCGGAAGAAAGAAGTGAAGGCTCTCCGCAAGAAGCCGATCCACAAGTGGAACCGGTACTGGCAGGACGCAGCCTTCTACGTTGCTTGGCAGAACGGTAAAGGCGCTAAGCATTGGTACTACCCAGGGAGTAACTGCATTGGCTGAGTACATAACACCTAGCGAGTTCAAGCCGAAGCCGCTACCGCGTGAGATGCAGCATAAGTTCTGCCCTCATTGCGGGTTCCGTGGATACCCAACAAACAAGTACCTGTACCGCTGTGGGCAACAAGACTGCGGCAGATACTTCTAATGACAAACCCACAGAAAGCGAAAGGATCAGCATATGAACGGCTCATCAAAGAAGGGCTCAAAGCAGCAGGATTCGATAACGCTGAACGTACCCGTGCCGGATGGAGCGACGACAGGGGGGACATACACGGTGTCAGTCACCCTGACCTGGGAGCCTTCACCTTTGAGTGCAAAAACCACAAGGCGCTCGCCCTCGCGGGATGGGTCGCTGAGTTGGACCGCGAGAGACACGCGAATGGTGGAGGACTTGGTGCGGTCATCCATAAGAAAAAAGGGGAAACGGAAGCCGACGAGCAGTACGCGACGCTCCCATTCTGGATGCTGGTGCAACTCCTCCGATGGGCGGGATACCGGTGAAGTTCACAGATAAGACCCGACACCTGATAAGGGATCGGGCGAAGCACCGCTGCGAGTTGTGTGGTACTGCGATCCGTGAAGCCGGTCAGATACATCACCGGAAGCCACGCGGGATGGGAGGAACGAAAGACCTTCAGTCGCGGTCAGCGGCTAACGGCCTGTACGTCCACCTGAAGTGTCACGCGAGGATTGAGAGCGAGCGGTGGAAGGCGTACCAGAATGGCTGGCTAGTCCGACAAGACGAGGTTAGTGAGGAGACACCCGTACTGATGTGGGATGGATGGAAAACCCTGAACGCCGATGGTACGCTCACGAGCGTTGTCTCCCCAACACGCCTGATCGGGGTGTGACACGGCGGTTGCTCACTCCCCGGTCAGGTTCCTGAAGCCAACATCCCAAGGACGGTTGATCCTGTTCTTGCGGAGCGGTAAGCCTTTCTTGTCGGCCCAGGTTCGTGACCACGACTCAATGCTGGATCGGTCCTTACCGGTGGACTCTTGCAGTCTTGTTGTCGTGACTCCATCACGAGCGGCGTAAGCGGCCTCGTTCCTGATGTCGGTGAGCCGTTGTCGTAGCAGCGTGAGAAGGTCAGCGGAGTGAGTCATTCGTTCTTTACTGTCAGGGATTTGTTCTAACGAGTAGAGAAGGTCAAGTGCCATTTGTTCAAGATCGCGGTATTTGACATACATACAAATATCCTATACCATTGGGGTAACGAGTTGAAAAGGAGACAACCGTGTATAACCTTACGTATGAGCAGTACGAGCAGTTACTGAAGCCGCTCAACCCAAGCCGCGTAGCAAAGCGGAACCAAGCAGGACGCAGCCTGTCCTACCTAGAAGCATGGGATGTCAAAGCCCACCTCATCCGCATATTCGGGTTCTGTGGATGGTCGTGGCATGTCAGCACAGCAGAGCAAGTCTTTGAGCAGGAAAAAGACGGAAAGTGGAACGTCGGCTACAAAGTCATCGGCACTCTCAACGTAGACGGCGCACTATACGCCGAAGCCGCAGTCGGCTCGTCCACGCTGCCCTCACGAGGCGAGGCACACGACATGGCAGTCAAGACTGCTGAGAGTGATGCGCTCAAGCGAGCCGCTATCAACCTCGGCACACAGTTCGGCCTGTCGCTGTACAACAACGGTGACCTGAACGACGTAGTGAAAAAGACTCTCCGTGTCCCAACATTGGGACAGGAAGAAGCAAAGGAGAAGTAAGTGGACATCGCAACGAAAATCGTTGAGAGCCTGAGCGCGTGGGAGTCGCAATCCCCCCGCAGCCAGCAAGCAAGAGACGGCATCCTAGGGCCGTCAGACATCGGCTTCTGCCGACAGAAAGCCGTACTAATGACCACCGCAGTACAACCCACCGACGACCCGCCCAAGTGGTCAGCCGCAGTAGGCACAGCCGTCCACAACTACGTGGAGCGAGCAATCAAACTCAGCCACCCAGATTGGCTGCTAGGCAGCATTGACGAGATAGAAGTAACAGCGACGCTCCCATCCGGCGCGAAAATCAAGGGACACCCAGACATCGTGATCCCGTCAGACAACGCTGTCATTGACATCAAGACCGTAGACGGGCTCGCATACGTGCGGAACCAAGGCGTATCCCTGCAACACAAGTACCAGCGTCACCTGTACGCAATGGGACTCATCGAAAAAGGACTGCTGGACTCAACCAAGCCAGTCATCGTCGGCAACCTCTACATGGACCGTTCAGGTAAGGAGCCAGAGCCGCTGCTCCTCGCAGAAGAAATGGACCCCACCCTCACAGCAGAGATTGACATGTGGGTAGACGACGTAATCTACGCCGTCAAAAACAAGGAGGATGCAAGCCGCGATATTGCATCCCCCGTCTGCGAGCGGATATGCGAGTTCTTCACCGTATGCCGTGGCTCCTTACCTGACGAGGACAGCGACATCATCAGCGACCCAGAAATCATCAACGCTGTGGACGCATACGTGCGAGGACGCGACATGGAGAAAGAAGGGGCCGCGCTCAAGAAGTCAGCCCAAATGCAACTAGCCGGTGTTAGCGGCAGCACAGGGACACACCAAGTCCGATGGACCGAAGTTCAACCAACGGTTGTAGAGTCCTTCCAAAAGCAAGGCTACATGCGGATGGACGTTCGCAAACTACGTAGCCGGTAAGCCCCCGCGTAACCCACCTTATGCGGGATGAGGCAAGCCGGGAGGGGCTTTACTCCTTTCTCCCTCCCGGCTTGTCGCAATAAAGGAGAACCCATGACGCAAGAAATCAAACGATGCTGGGCCTACGGGCCACAAGGCCGCTGCACCCACCCAGCAGGCCACCCAAACGACCACGTAATCGAATACACCTGGACCGACAACGAGTGCGTAACCCCAAGTGTCCCAACATTGGGACAGGGCCAACCCGCGCAGGCTATGACAGGTACGTCAAGCGTTATTGACCAGCCGGAACCGTGCGTATCGTGTGGTCACATGCATAAGAGCGATGCGTGTAAGTGCGGCTGCTACTCTCATATTTAGGTGCTTATGGAAACTCATATGGGGTTCGTGGAGGACGCTCTCTGCCGTCAGGTTGATCCTGAGTTGTTCTTCCCTGAGCATGGGTACAACAATGTTGCGGCGATGTCTATTTGTAGGAAGTGTCCGGTGCAGGCGGAGTGTTTGAGTTACGCGGTGGAGCGGCCTGAACTTCTTGGTGTGTGGGGTGGTGCGACGGTGAGGCAGCGTATCCAGATGAGGAAGGCTAATCCTCTTCTTCGTCGTAGTCGGGGTCCACGGCCTGCCAGGTATTAGTTTCCAGCATTGAGGTCAGGGAGTCTTTCCACAAGACACCGACCCGCTTGATGAGGTCGTCCGCTACGTCAGGATTCCAAGACGCGCCTTCAGCGGTCAGAGTGACAATAAGATCACCGTACTGAAGCCGACAGATCAGGCTCCTGGCGTTAGTCGGCATCGTATCTCGCTAGTGCGTCGTGCATGAGAAAATAGGCTACGCCGTCCACAGCGTTATCCCTGGCGTACCCAGCCTTGCTGCGGCTGATCTTCACCAGCACCATCATCAACGCCACGTCCATAGCGGTTATGTTCGTGCCGAGGAAGCCGCTCCACATTTCAGCGATACGGGACAGGTTCTCGTCATAGTCGCCGTACTTCTCCTGCCGGTCCTCATCCACCAGGCGTAGGGCATCAACGGCGATAGTCGGGTCAGTCATCAAGCCAGACCTGATACTGCGCGGTAACTCTTCCCTCGCGGGGGTTGATGAAGTGGAGACGCTGCGACGGGACTGCGGATGAAGCCAATCCGACTGCGGCATACCGGTTATCTGACTCTGTTGATCCGGTCCCATAGATCGCTCCTGATCCGTCTGCGAGGCTTGACTGGTAGTGCGTGTGGTAGTGCCCAACATATACGTCCCTGAAGTCCCAAGGGTACGACCCGCTCCTCCACCGGTTGACGTGGTTCGTGATCGTGTTCGTTGACGCGAAACCGCTGCGTCCAATCTCGTCTCCGTGTATGAGTAGCGCCCTGTACGCGCCGATCTGAACCCGCTGTATATCTTCACCGGAATCCTCCCAAGTGATGTTCGCTCCACTTGACTTCAATACTTGACGAGCCAACTCGTAAGTCATCCGGTCAGCGTTATCGGACCTGGGTACAGCGTCACGCTTGCTGCCGAGCCGCCCATGATTACCCCACTCACCGATCACCGTCACCGTCGGGTACACAGACAGCGCCCTGTGTATCACTTCCACGATCAGGTTCGCTACGGTCACGAACTGCTCAAACAAAGTCGCGTCAATCTCAAACGGCTGCGTCGGGAAGTTAAACAAGCCCTCAATCATGTCCCCGCCGAACAGGATCACGACCTCATCTACCGGATGATCTTTCCGCTGAACATCCGTGATTTTCGTGGCTTTATCCACAAACCTGTGGACGCGCTTGTGCATAACCTCAGAGTTGTAGGACGGCGTGAGTTTCGCGCCCTGCCAGTCCGTTAAATGCCATAATGCGACCTCAGAACCGGCTTTAGAGCGACTTTTAGCCACCTTGGGTGTCTTGGGTAGGGGATGGGATAAAACAGCGTCACGGGCCGCCTCAATCGTGGCCTCAACCAAGTGATCCGTTTTAGCCTTAGCCTTCTTCAAATCCCGTTGAGTCCTGACCAGCGCAGCCCGTAAATCCTCAATCTCCTGCTGCCTCGCCAGCCCCTCTTCGCTGAACTGCTCCTTAAGACTCATCAGCGATGCACACCCTCCGGTGGCGGCGCACCGAGGTTTCCCCAATCTTATACCCCTCAGACTTCATAATCTGACTAATACCCAGGGCACTAACAGTCTTATCGTGTAGGGCCGTATCAAACGCTCTCGCCTCAGACTCAGGCAAGGTTTTCAGTAGATTGCAAGATACGCACTTAACGCCAGGGGAAGGCCGCTCATAGTTAGCGAATCGGTCGGCAAGGCTCATACCTCTTACCTCTCGTAATGGCTACGGTCCTTTAGACCATACCTTACGAGCACCATTAAGAAGCCATTCCCACGAGTATTGAGTGTCTATTTTCCGGCTGGTCCAGTCTTTATGATTGGCGAGCCTGTACTTAAAGCCCTTCCAGCGAGCGGCCTCACGGACAGCGCAATGCAAACGCCGCAGGGTTTTCTTCTCCTCCAGGCTAAAATCCTTCTTCCGACCGGCACTCACGACCTCCGTGCCCCAGGTAGCCCAATTCGCCATATTGTTAGGGATACCCCACCGGTTCCAGCGAGTGCCCTTGAACGAGCCGCGACCAGCGTGCCACACAGGGCCAGCGGAGCAAATATACGTATGCCCGTCGCTGTCAATCACCGCATTAGCGTAAGGAACTCTTGTGCTTCTGTGGATGACATACTGAACCACTCCTGGGTTCCCGTTTGGGTCCTGCGAGTCACCACCAGCCGTGTGATGCGCGATAGCCATGACCGGGTTATTCCCGCTTCCATACCGCCAGCGACCATTATGACGCTTCGTCCAACCATCAACGAACGTGACATTCTCAGCGCCCAGCCACTTCACACACGACTTCTTCAACCTGCGTTGAAACGCGCTCACTTACCCTCCACCGTAACCCCAATGATGTCCTTCACGGCCTTCATCTCACCCTCAATTGCACGCTGATTGAAAGCGATCTGATTCACACGGTCAGCGAGGCTACTGCCACCATTCGGGAACAACTGATATTCGACACGCTCAAGCCGGTCACTAATCGTGCGGCCCTGACGGTCAACACCGAGCATCTGGTCAATACGGTGAATGGCTTTATACGTGGTGTACCCAAACTTAATTACGACCAGCAGCGCAACAACCACCGCCGCTGTGCCGATAAGCCACTCCACGACCATGAAGTCGGTGATATCCATGACTCAACGCTCTTCAGGCTCCTCGCCAACAGGCGGGAGGTCAGGAGTCAAGTGCGTGAGAGCGAGAGTAGGCGCGAGAACCGCAGCAATAGCAGCGATCCACAAAGGCGCAGTAGCCTCACTAATCACACCGTAAGCAACCAGCAGCGGGACCACAGCGAGAGCGATCCCGTACAGCCACTTGCGTCCCTCACGAGACATCAACTTATCCATCATGGGGTTTCTTCAACCTCTTCCACAGCGGGAGCGACGAACTCATCCGCCACCTCATCGTAACGGAACCCAATACCCGCGTACCGACCGCGAATATTGTTGTTGTATGAGGTGCGAATCCACTTCCCGGTCAAGCCGATACCGTGAATGTACGCCTCAATCGCTGCATCCGATTCGGTAGCGTCAAGGTCGTTAGGAACGACGATGACTTCCCGGACGATGCCGTCCTCAATGCGTGCCGCGTGTGCCATTTTCTTTCTTCCTCTTCTCTTAGATTGCGTACCGAACGATTACGATGCCGCTGCCGCCAGCGCCTGCGCTACCGCCTGAGCGAGTACCGCCACCGCCGCCGCCTGTGTTCGCTGTCCCGGCTGTCGCCGCGCTAGAGCCAGTAGCACCAGCACCACCACCACCGGAACCACCAGCACCAGCAGTCGTCAAAGCACCACCGCCGCCACCACCAGCGCGAGTGACGCTTGAGCCGGTGTAGGAGTTACTCGTTCCTGCGCCACCAGCGCCACCTGTTGCGCTCGCACCATCTGAACCGGCAGCACCAGCACCGCCACCGCCTCCAGCGCCTCCCGTGGTCGTCACCGACCCACCATCATTGCCTTGACCTGTCGTGCCTGCTCCACCGGGGCCAGACCCAGCGCCCTCACCGCCGCCTCCGCCACCGGAGCCACCCGCAAGGCCAGCCTTACGGACGAAACCAGAACCAGAGTCGCGGCTATCAAAGCCACCACCACCACCACCGATGCCGTACAAGTAGCCGACGGACGAAGCGTTACCGTTCAGTCCATTTGAGCCTTCCGTAGAGGTGGTAGTTGGAGCGGCTGCACCAGCGCCAACCGTGACTGTGTGCGAGCCAGCAGTCAAGTAAGCACCAGCAGCCTCCAGATGACCACCAGCGCCACCACCGCCAGCAGTAAAAACACCACCCGATCCGCCACCGCCGACCACCAGAACATCCACGAACCCCGGCGCACTCACAGTCAGCGAACTAGAAGAAGTAAACGAGTGAACCCGGTACTCCTGACCAGCGACACCATTCGATCCGTCACCCGTGTAAGTGGTTTCCGTGCCACCACTCGCCGCGACTCCTGCGGCTGATCCACCGATGATCGTGCGAACAATGACAACACCGCTGCCGCCGTTGCCGCCGTATTCAGTCGTGTATGGCGGTCCATGAGTCTTGGAGTTACCCCCTCCACCACCACCTGTGTTAGCGGTTCCGTTTTTCTTAGAAGCATTAGAAGCATCAGCAGGAACTAGACCTGTGCCGCCACCGCCTGCGCCTCCAGCGCCACCTGTGGTGTAAGCACCTCCACCGCCACCGCCCCCATAGGTGACAGCCGATCCGGTATACGAATTGGACCTTCCTGCGCCGCCTGCGCCGCCTGTTGCACCCGATCCAGCGGTTCCAACAGCACTACTACCACCACCGCCGCCGCCTGAGTAGTTGGTACTTGATGTGTATGTTCCGGCAGCACCCGAATTGCCTTGACCTGATGTTCCAGAACCCGGCGTACTACTAGCAGGAGTCCCACCACCTGAGCCACCCGGATTACCGTTTGATACGTTGCTGTGGGAACCTGCACCGCCACCAACGCCGTAATAATCTCCTAAACGCGATGCTATGCCACTAACACCGGCCTGATTTGCTGTCTGTCCAGCACCACCAGCACCCACCACGACAGTTAGAGAACCTGCCGCTAAATAAGCATTAGAGGCGACCAAGACACCACCAGCGCCGCCGCCACCCGATCCGGAACCTGTCCCCTGCTCGCCACCAGCACCCCCGCCGCCCACGATGAGCGCATCGACGACACCGCTAGAAGAAACCGTCAACGTCCCACTAGCAGTAAACGTGTGAACACCATAAGTAATCGAGCCGCTGCTATACGTCGAATACGTCCCGCCAGAAACTTGAGCGAAACGACCCGCCGCAGGAATATCCACGCCAGCGTTCAGCGTCGCTTCCGATAACCGTTGAATACCCATTTACGCTACTCTCACTCGCACGATCACGACACCGCTGCCGCCGCTGCCTGCATTAGCGGCCACTCCATCCGTGCCACCGCCGCCGCCTCCGGTGTTTACTGTTGCATTGCCATTACTGCCGCCACCGTCGGACGCTGTGCCGGGTGTGGTAGCCCCACCACCACCGCCACCTGCGCGGCCTACCGCTGAGCCGGTAATGCTGGATGTGACACCGCTACCGCCGGTCCCACCGGCAACCGCGTTGTAACTCCCGTTTACCGAACCGCCTACGCCGCCAGCGCCACCGCCGCCAGCGCCAGAACCTGCGTTCGCTGCGTCAATGGAATTGCCGCCGTCGTTGCCGAGAGTAAGAAAGCCTGAACCGCCGTTGATGGTGCTAGTACCACCGCCGCCAGCGCCACCGCCAGAGCCACCATCGCCGCCTGTGTTGGAATAGGCTGCACCATACCCGCCGCCTGAGGCCGTGACGTAAGACAAGGCAGAAGCGTTGCCACTTGTGCCGTTTGTGTTGCTGCTGTTTGTGCCGCCGTTGCCACCCGCGCCGACCGTAACGGTGTATGTGCCAGCGTCTAGATGGAGATTGGTGACATTGGCGTAAGCGCCAGCGCCGCCGCCTCCGCCGTGCCAGCGACCGCCAGCGCCGCCGCCTCCACCAACGACAAGCGCATCGACGTAACCGGCCACATTCACCGTCAACGATCCACTCGCCGTGAACTCGTAGTACGAGTACGTCGCTCCACCAGAAGAGTACGAGCCAGTCGCCGTGTTACCGATAGAAGCGAAACCAGCGACAGGAGTGTAGGGCCGCGCTACACGGACAACAACCTTGCCGCTGCCGCCGTTACCGCCGGTCGCGCCTGCGCTGTCTGCTCCATTACGGCAGCCACCACCGCCGGCCCCTTTATTGGCTGTCCCGCTAGTTGCAGTTGTTCCTGTTGATCCTGCACCGCCACCACCTGAGCCGCCCGATCCGGCTGTGCCGTCGCTGCAACCACCACCGCCGCCAGCGTAAGTAACAGATGATCCCGTGTAGGCATTGGCAAGACCAGCGCCACCGTTACCGCCTGTGCCCGATACTGCATCAACACCAACAGCACCAGCGCCACCACCGCCGCCGCCGTTGAAACCTACCGCTGTACCGTCGCCCCCGTCGTTACCCAAACCGCTTACGGACGAACCACCAAAGCGGTTAGTGACTCCGGTTGATCCACCGCCGCCGGAACCTCCATAGAAACCATTGACTCCTGAGGGTGCGCCGTAGGCTCCGCTGCCGCCGCCGCCGATTGCAAAATAGTTAGCAACTTGACTTACGCCGCCTTGCTTCCCGATCGCTGCGATGCCAGCACCAGAACCCTGAGCGCCACCCGCGCCGACAGTAATCGTGTGACTACCGGCGCTCAGATATGCTCCAGCCTGCACAAGCATCCCGCCTGCCCCGCCACCAGCACCAGCGCGACTACCGCCGCCTCCACCACCGCCGACCACCAGCACATCAGCAAGACCGGCCTGCGTCACATTCAGCGACGAAGACGCATCAAACTCCCAAAAATCGTAGGTCACACCACCAGACGAGTAGTTACCCGTAGGCGTGTCACTAATGACAGCGTTCGCCGTCTGACCAGCACGCTGCAAACCACTACCACTAAAGGAAGTAAGAG